TGTCTGGAATGTTCTTAATGACTGACTGCCATCCTTTTGTGAATGTCGACGCAAACCTCGTGCCGAACCCAAGCATCGGCGCAGGGTCCATCGCCCTTCCGAAGGGAGGCATATCCGAGATGTCCAATTGCCTCGGGCCTGGAGGCAACTGGAATGTCTGCGTCCCGATAGCCGCCAGCGCCGCCTGAAAGTCTTCCACTTCAAGCGTCGGAAGTGAGTCACCCCACAGTCGAGGGATCTGTGGGTCCAGCTCGATGTTAAGCCGGTGCGCGTCAGTCATAGCAGTCCCAAGCACCTTGTTGAAGTTTGCAAGGGCTGACTTCGAGAGATCATCAAGACCGTCTTCCATTGCACCCAACGAGGCGACCAGGTCGTTCGCCTCCGGTATGGCTCCTGTTTTCCAGAGTGCGACGATATCTTCCTGTTCATCGGTCAGAGTCTTCAGTGCGCGTCCAAGAGTAGCAACTTCATCTTGCTGATCTTTTAAGGCATCATCGACATTCACGGATTCATTAGCCAAGTCCCGAGCAGCATCGCCGACGATACGAAACGTTCGCCCCAATCCTTGCATGCCGTCATCGACCTTGTCGGTCGCACTACTTTGAAGCCTGAGTTGATCAATAAGCTCCTGTTCTTCTTTTGTGAGTTTGGCGGTGCCAGCGGTAATCTTGTTCGCGAGTTCGACAGATATTTTAATTTGCCCGTTATGCTCCTTCCAGACACGAGTCCCGGCGGTGAGGGTGTTCTCAAGCGCATCGAACTCTTCGTTCATGTTTTTGAGCTGCACCCACACCACTCCACCGGCAGCGGCGAGGCCAAGACCGATCCACCCCATAGCCGCAGCCTTTGCGAGTCCGATACTGATCGCGAGTCCCTTGACGGCTGCAGCCGTCGCGATGATGCCGGTCGCTAATGAGCCGACCGATCCAAGAAAGATCAACCCAGGACCAGTGACCGCCGCAATCGCGACAAACATAATTCTCAACTTCTTCGCTTCAGGACTGAGATTCTTGAAGCCAGAAATCATGTCCTTGAGTTTCGGCACAAAGCTCTTCGCCATGTCGACCAGTTCAAGAAACACCGGCAGCAACTCGGTCCCGAGATCAATGGCGAGATCTTTCACGTTGTTCCACAAGATTTGCAACTGAGAGGCGACTGTCTTGTATCGCTTCTCGGCTTCTTCGGCGAGTGCGGTGTTCTTACCGAACGCCTCGCTCGCTGTGGTCATCGACCTGGCGAATAGATCACTGGCACCGGCTGACCGAAGCAACGCATCACGTGTTCGGATATTTGCGAAGCCCATATCTTCGAGAACGCTGAAGACGGCAGCTCCCTCATCACTAATACCACCGAGACCTTGAACAAATCGCACAATCGCACCGGATGCGTCTTTGCTGAACAGTCTCGCAAACGCGTCAACGCTCATCCCTGCTGTCTCGGCGAAGATTTTCAACTTCTTGTCGCCCTTGGAAACAGAGGACGCGATGTCGATCATAACTCGACTCATCGCGGTGCCACCGGCCTCAGCGCGGATACCGACAGAACTCAACGCCGCCGACATGCCCATGATCTGTGCTTCGGTCATCCCGATCTGAGAACCAGCACCAGCCAGCCGGAGTCCCATCTCGACGATCTCGCCCTCTGTCGTGGCGAACTTATTACCGAGATCGACAATCGTGGACCCGAGTCGGTCGAAGTCACCCTGAGCCATGCCGGTGATGTTCGCGAATCGTGCAAGTGCGGTCGCGGCTTCCTCGGATGCCATGTTCGTGGTGACGCCAAGGTCAGCCATCGTTCGCGTGAACGCGACGATGTTTTCTTTCTTGATACCGAGCTGACCAGCGGCTTCACCAATACGATTCAGCTCGTTGACGTTGATCGGGATTTCCTTCGCCATATTCCGAAACCCTTGCGAGAGCTTGGCGAACTCTTCCTCCGTCGCGTCCACCGTCTTTCGGACACCAGCGAACGAACTCTCGAACTCAATCGCGGCCTTGATTGCACCTCCGCCAATCGCCACGAGAGGCGCAGTCAGTCCCATCGTGAGGGACCGACCTAAGCCACTCGCACCGGTCGAGAGCTTCGACATCTTTCCCTCAAGTTTGCCGAGATTGCCTCCTGCCTTGCTTAGAGCAGAAGACATCCGGTCTTTGAGTTCAAGTGTCGCTTCGATTGCACCGACGGAGACAGCCATCTCTCGTTATCGCTTGCGCTGTGCCGCTTGACGGCGTTCGCGATCTTCTTTCCGAAGCATGTCCATGAGCGGCTTCAGATAGTCAGCCGGTAACTCGCAGAACTCACGCCATGACCAGCGCATCCGCTTCATCACGCTGAGATCCGCTTCCGCTTGCGAGATGAAGCCGTCGGTTTTTTTACTTGTGTCATCTCTTTCTCGTGGTCATCCAGGGCGTTGTCGATGACATCGAACAGCGACTGATGGAGGGATTCCATCGTCTCTCGTGACACGGCCATCCGTTTGTCCTGGCCGTTCGTCAGCGACCAGTCCAGCAGGTAGGCTTCTGCCCGTGCGAAGCTGTAGTCCGTCCACTCGAACGATGCCTCTGCGGAGGACTTGTCTCCGCGCTTTTCTCCAATCGACGACGTGACTTTGCTGATGGACTTCAGCATGCGTCGCTGTTCGCCAATCGAGAGGATCTTCTTAGCCTTGATCCATAACTGGCGATCTGTTCCGTTAGGGTCTGTCCAGGTGAGTTCGATTTTGACTTCTTCGGGTTCGACAACCCAGGGATTTGTAGTCATGCGACTGATTCTCCTTTGTTGATAGTGGGCGGCCCGTGCAGCTCAACCGACAACTCATGGAATACATGAGACATATCGACCGAGATACCGATCCAGATCCAAGTATTAGCTCCGAACTCCAAGCGGATATCCAATGGCGCTCTCGATGACCACGGCTCGTGCCGAGACACGACCTTCCCTTTGAGCTGGAATCGCTGAGTCGTTGGAAGGATCAACACCGGTTCAAGTGACCAGTCGCGCAATCGTGCCGCGATCTGGTACTTGAAGCACAAGGCTCCCACCTTGCCAGTCGCACGCATTACTGTGAACGCTAGGTCGCCGTGATCGCTCTCGCTACATCACTCGCAGATTGAATCATCACTGGCGCATCAAGTAACGATCCGACCGATCCGCCTTGCGGCTGATAGGAGTCGACGACACCGATTCCACTGAAGCGCGGATTGATCGCCGTCGAACAGATGTTCTGCGGTCTCCACTCGTAGCACGCCGTCGTGCCGACAAGACTGAAGAACTTGCCATCCACATCGGCGGCGGCGTAGTCCTGGTGGAAGTTGATGTCGAGACTCCAGGTCTTGAGTCCACCCTTGTTGATTCGGGTGTCGTCACCCATCGCGGTCTCGTCTTGCATCTCAGATCCATAATTGAAAGTTAGACTCTCAACATGGTCAGAGAGCGAGGTGCCGTTCACCTCGAAGTATGCGTTCTTGTATATGATCGTTGCCATCGTTCTACTCCTCTACTGAATGCTCATGGATGTAAGAAACTTGTAACTCTCGCCCGACGTTGTGCATTCCCAGTTCGCTCTCCAGAATTTTCTATGCGTACTGGTGACGTTTGCCGTTGTGAGCGGCGTCGCCCATTCACCAAGCCTGCACGAGGCAGACGTGAACTCGACATGGCAGGTGAACTTCCCTCCGCCGAATCCGCTCGATGACGATCCTTGCAGTCGCACCTTCAAACCTCCGGTCGACGACGACAAGATGTGCAGGGCCGCATACAGAGATGTCCCTGCATAGACACCGCCGATATCGTACGCGGTGCCATCTCCGCAACTGCTCACGGCGGTAGCCGTTGCGTTTTTTATGGGTGTCACTCGTGCTATTGCCATCGCCTATGCCTCGATCCCGCGACCCTCGATGGTCACGCTGAAAGTGAGAAGGCCACCTACGCCGCCGCCGACAGAGAACTCTGACACCACACCCTTAAATGCAAAGCCTCCAGGCGTCGCATCACCAGCACTCACGCCAGTGGCATACAGGCTGATGACTTTATCGTCGGAACCCATCAGCCCGAAGTAGGCATCGTCCACGAGGTTCGGCGCGGCGTTTTCCCAAAACCCCGATCCGCTCACGCTGACGACCTCCAGCCCTCCCTTATTGATTCGTGTGTCGTCTCCAAAACTTGTCTCGTCCTGCATCTCGGCAGAGTAGGCCAGCGTCAGTTCTGAATGCGCTGTCGAGAGGTCATACCCGTCGATGAAGATTTCTGCGTCTTTGTATATCAGTGTCGCCATAATCTGTCTGTCCTACGCCGTGAGGTCTTTCACGATTCGATAGTTGCATGCAATCCTCGTGCGTTCCTGGTCGTCACGTTCGAGCA